CCCGGCCAGGTGAACCATGTCCCCCGGCGAGACCCAGTACTTCGGCCGAGCCCAGGGGGCTCCGTAGTACTGGAACGGGGCGACGAAGGCTGGCGCTCCGGCCGTCTGGCCGACGAACCACACCTTGTTGTACATCGGGAACTCGGCCTTCTCCGCTACGACGAGCCGCTTCTGGGCCACTAGCTCCTCGGCACCGAACTGGGGGAGGAAGGTGACCGGGTTGGTCTCGAGCTGATTTCGGAGGAACTTGGTCAGCCACGAGACCGTGAGGCTCCCTAGCGACTGCTCACCTACTTCAGCCATTAGATCCTCCCCGGTCGCTTCTGCTTGTAGCCGATGTGGAAGGGCCCGACGCGGAGTCGGGAGACGCCCTTGTTCGACTGGTAGAGCCGGAAGTTCAGGTGCTGCGACGACTTCTGGAACTTCAGCCGCTTGGGCTTGAAGACGCCCTGCACGAGCTGGCTCCAGGTGGCGTACTGCGCCTTCAGCGCGTCCCAGGTCGGGATGCTCGCGCCGAGCGAGCCCCAGCTGAAGACCGACTGCGGGAAGGTTCCCGTCAGCGTCTTGCCGAGGTTGTTCAGCCCGACGACGGTGTCGACCTTGATCGCGCCGCCTTGGATCAGGTAGTGGATCATCAGCTGCTTGAACTTCTTCAGCCGGGTGGAGTCGCCCGCGTCGTACTTCTTCGACTCGAAGTAGAAGTCCGGCCCCACCGGAGTCGCCGCGGCCGTAGCCGTGTTGGCGTTCCAGATCAGGGTCGGATCATTCTCGAGCGTGAAGTCGCTGAACGTCGGGTCGGTGTTGCCCTTGGCGTGTAGAGCCGCAGCGTCAGCGTCAGTCAGCGTGCCCTTCCCAGCAGCGAACCAGAGGACGTCACCGTTCAGCATCTGCCCGCCAACGGCCTGCTCCCCGATGCGGAAGGTAGAGGGCATCGGATCCGGCGGAGTCGTGTTGGCTGCTCCAGTGTTCACGGCGAACGCTGCCCCGTTTACCGATATCTTGATCTGCGTGTCCGTCCACGCCGCTACGACCGTCATCAGCGTTCCGGCCCCGAGCGCGGCTGTCATACCTTGACCCACGCCGTTCCAGGGGGAGGTGGTCGGACCCGCTGCCCGTTGGAAGACGACTTGTCCGGAGCCGTAGAGGATGCGAAAGCCCTGGAACCAGTCGCCCCAGCCGAATAGGCCGGGCATCTCCTCGGTCCCGGCACCCATCCCGTGCCGAACTCGCATAGCGACCCAGCCCTGGCTTTGGTTGAGCGCAGACTTGGGAGCCTCTACCCGCCCAGCAGACCGGGTTACTATGCCGCCGTCGGTGTGGATGTACGGCGTGGCGAACGGCCTCTCCTCGAGCTGAACACCGTCGATGTAGAAGTCGAAGACGCCCTGCGCCGCAAAGTCCAGGCGAATGGCGACACCGAGTGACGTAGTCGTAGCAACTCCGGTCGTCGTCACGCGCTGCCATGCGCCCGTCCCTGTGAATTGCTGGAATGAGATCCCCCCGGCCCCGCTGTTGTACAGCTCGAGTCTGAGAGCCTTACCTACGGGCGCTTTGACCCACATGCTCGCGGTGTATGTCTGGCCCGAGATAGCCGCGATACTGCCGAGGTTGGTTTCTGCGCCCTCAAGCGACTCCGTGCCGTCCGTGGTGACTTTGAGCGATGCGTTCCCGAACTTCTTCTCGGTGGTCACCCGCGCGAGTGTGGACGGGTTGACCATGTACATCCCACTGCCCCACCCGGTGGTGTTCGTCTCGAACCCACCATTCGTGATCAGGTTGGTCGAGTTCGACCAGAGGCCGTATGAGGAATCGGCCGACAGGCCGTCACCGGCCGTGCCCACTGCACGGGTGGCGTCCGTGATCTCGTTCCCCGATACAGTCAGCGCCGGGGCGATCTCGCCGTCGGCGTTGATCGTGTCGGCACCTTCCTCTGTGAACAGAGCCTCGGCGTCAGCGATGTAGGCGCGGCTGGCCGAGTTGATCAGGAACCAGCTGTTCTTTCCGGCCTCCGAAGGGAGCGTGACCGAGCCACGGATGTCCAGGTTGGTGAACATCGTGACAGCGCGCGTGTTCATGTTGATCACGACGGTGAGCTTGTTCGGAGTGGTGGAGATCGTGCCCTTGATGACCGGCACCGGGGGATCGACGTCCTCGATGAACAGGAAGTAGTGGTCGCGGTTGAGCATCGACCACATGCGGAACTTCGTCGGGTCGAAGGTGCGGATCGTGGACTTCCAGTAGTCGCCCAGCTTCGCGTTCGTGAGGTTATGCGTCTGGATGCCGTCGAAGTAGTGGATCCCCTCGCGCCCGGCCCAAATCACCCCGCCGCCGTACTGCTGCACAGACATACCGCTGGCAGCGCCGTCGTCCTCGAGCTTCTTCGGCGCGAAGCTGTTGGGGGAGTTCCCGGTGATGATGAAGGTCTCGTTCTCCTTGAAGACAACGAGGCCAGAGTTCGCCGGAGCGATGGCCCGGATCGGCTCGTCCACTGAGGAGGTGTTGCTGATCGTGTCCCAGTCGCCGTCGAAGTCGGCCATGTCGACCGCCTCGGGGTCCCCGGTGTCGCTGAACCAGACGCGGCTTGTCTTCTCGAGCTGCGCTCCGTTGTTCGCGTACCACTGGCGGCCCGCATAGGTCGCGGTCAGGAAGCCGACCTTGTTCGTGTTCGCCGTGGTCGGGATGCTCCAGTCCGAGTCGCGTCGTTGCGCGACGTACCGGACGCTCGAAACCGAGATGTTCGCGTTCCCCGTGAGGGTCAGCGCGATCTCGCTCTGCACCGAGGAGACCGTCCCAATATGGGCCATGTCGCTAGCGCGGTAGAGGTTCCAGGCACCCACGTTGAGCTTCTGGGAGAGGAACTTCGTACCGCCGCCGGTGACCTGGTTGCTGCCGGTGTCGGCGGTGATCTGGCCGGTAACCACCTTCGGCGCGAAGCCGCGAAGGGCCTGGAATGTGGCCGCGTTAGACGCCAGCGCGTATACGCTCACATCACGCAGCGTGAGCGACGTGTCACTGTTCACGGTCTTCACGACCCCGACCAGAGCTGAAGCACCGGAAATGGTGGCGAAGAGGAACATGCCTGGCACGACGTTCGCGGTGAAGCCGGAGCCTGTGATTGTGGCCGACCCCTGCGTCGCCGAAACCGTCGTGCTCCAGTTCGGCTTGTTCGCGCCCATCCAGAGCGCAAGGCCCTGGTTCGGGCTGTTCGAGTCGTAAGTGCTCGAGACCCCGACCCAGGTACCGCCGTTGAGCGCGGGCTTCGCGTCCACGATCCGGTACTCCTGGCCCGCCACGGCCGGGTTGGTCGGCAGCGGGTGGGGCCAGGTCAGGTCGACCTTGGTGGTGAGGTCGTCCGAGTAGGCGCTGAAGTAGCCGTTCGAGTTGTCGCCGTTGAGCATGGCGAAGCGCGCCTTGCCCGCCGGGTTCAGGGCCAGCGCCAGGCCAGTTCCCCGGTATCCGAGGCCTGCGGTATTCGGAACCTGCCGCACCGGGCCCCGCCGCCGGGTAAAGCCCGGCTGATCCAGGAGGATGTCCTGGAGGTAGCGGGCCTCGGTGTCGTCCAACTCCTGAGGAGCAAGGGCGAGGTTCATTCCGCCCGGGACGCCTTCAAACGTCTCGGTCAGGATGGGCATGAAGCCTCACCCCCTTTCACTCGGTTTAGTAGTCCCAGTCGTCTGGGTCGACGGTCTCGATGTAGTCGGCCGTCGCCAGCTGCTGCAGATGCAGGTCTTCCCGCATCGTCTGGAAGCGCCGCTCGACCTCCTGGTCGTACATGACCGCGGCCTCGGGCTTGCCCTCGAGCTTTAGGAGCTGCGCGAGCGCCCCGGCTACGATGATTCGGTGGTGCTTCTTGGGGAGGAGGATGTCCGCCTCGACCGAGCCCTGCACCAGCGATACGGGGTCGCGGAAGTACTTCAGCGTCATCGTCCGGACGCTGTTCGGAACTCGATACATGCGGAGCTGCGTACCGACGAAGTAGAAGAACGCCGGGTCTCCAGTGCTCGCGAGGTTGTCGGTCGAGAACCGCTGCGCCAGCCGATCTAGCCGCTCAGCCTCGAGGGCCACGCCAGTCGTCGTGTCGATCAGAGCCAGCACCTTGCCGAGGTCTGCGGGCGGGGAGGTGAAGTACGCCTGCCCGTTCGTGGTTGAGAGATCAGCCGATGCGATCCGGAACGGCCACAGCTCGCGCGTGACTACGTCGAAGTAGACGTCGTTGATCACGGTGACCTTGCGGTCGTCTTTCAGGTTGTTCAGGCCGTGGCTATCCAGGTGCGTGATCATTTCCTGCACTGTCATCAGGCGTTACCTCCTTTCCTGCTCGAGGCTCTGCCCGAGGGGACGGTGCCGGGCGGACCATGAGTTCGTTGGCCATGTTCTGGATCAGTTGCTCGTACTCGGACTGCGACGGCGTGATGTTCTCGAGGTCATCCTCTAGCGCGTAGAGCCGCCAGAGAGCGCCGAGCATGACCACGCGGTGGTGGTTCTTCGGGATCAAAATCGCCGTCTCAGCGTCGGTGGAGAGCAGCGTGTTCGGCCGCTTCCTCAGAAGCGCCGTCAGGTTCAGCGGGGGCGAGGCCGGGATCGGCCAGACGTACTGATCACCGCCGACCTGGTACCAGTACTTCGGACGATCAGACTGTAGGGCACCGAGCCCCTTGCCGTGGATCGTCTTGTAGTACTCCTCCGCCGTGATCTGCCTGACGAGCTGCGAAGCGCGCTGCAGGTACAGCACGCGCGCGACAGTCACTCCCGTGTACGACAGTTTCCCGGAGACGTCCGCCGAGGCATTAACATCTGCGACCATGAACGGCCAGGGGAAGCGGCCGAGCACGTCGTAGTACGAGTCGTTGACCATCTGCAGCTTGCGATCCGTCTCCGTGTCAACGAAGCCGTAGTCGTCAAGCGCGTCGAGCATTTCCTGCACGGTCATCTAGAACTCCGCCAGGCCGTGCGGGTTGTAGTACGTGATCCCCTGGTTCGGGCTGTACCACATGCCCCCGCCGAGGTGGATGTCATGCCAGACGTCCTCGACCGTCTGCGTGAGGTCGGGGTTGTCGAGCGGGGCCTCG